CGGTAACGGGCAAGTCCCCCTCCAAGTCGCAACAGCGTTTACCATCTTGGCTTCGGAGTAAGTAATGTTAACCCCTGACCTACTCCACGACTACCAAAAGAAAGCGGTAAATTTCCAATGCACCCATACCAACTCTATGCTCTGGTTGGATATGGGATTGGGAAAGACTGTTATCACGCTTACCGCATTAGCGCACCTGATTAAAACTCAGTTTCTACGTGGTGTAATTATTGTTGCGCCTATACGGGTTATCCGTCTGGTATGGCGACAAGAAGCTGCCAAATGGGAACATACGAAACATTTAAAGTTCAGCATGGTTGCAGGTACTAAAGACCAGCGAACACGCGCCTTACTGCGTCCTGCTGACATTTACATGATCAACTACGAGAACCTTGGTTGGCTTGCTGAAACGCTGCAAACGTACTTTATTAAGAAGTCCAAACCTATGCCTTTTAATGGCATTGTGTGGGATGAAATTAGCAAGATGAAGAACAGCGCAACAGAACGGGTAAAGTCGTACAAGAAGATTGCCAGTTACTTCGACTGGACTACAGGACTGACGGGTACACCTGCTAGCAATGGTTACAAAGACCTGCATGGTCAGTTCTTAGTAGTAGATCGTGGTGAGCGTTTAGGCACCAGCAAGACCTCGTTCCGCACCAGGTTCTACCGCAAAGTAGGACCATACAAAGAAGTGCCGTATGAGGATACAGAGGACACTATCAAGAAACTAATCGGTGACATTACACTGGAAATGAGCGCAGAGGATTACAACCCGTTACCAGACTTGATTGTTAACAACATCGAGATTGAGATGCCCGATGAACTACGCACCAAGTATGACCGATTGGAAAAAGAATTCTTCATGGTGCTGGACAGTGGTAAAGAGGTTGAAGCGTTCAATGCTGCTGCACTGACTAACAAGTGCTTACAGTTTAGTAATGGTGCTATGTATCCAATAGCAGGTATGCCATTGTGGGAAGCAGTGCATGACCTAAAGCTAGAAGCATTAGAGGAAATATTAGACGAAGCGCAAGGTTCACCAGTATTATGCAGTTACGCATACCGAAGTGATGCTGAGCGAATCATGGAACGATTCAAAGCTATCCGTCCTATTAACCTGACCGAATGTAAAAGTGAAGCATCATTGGTTGACGCTATGCACCGATGGAAAACTGGTGACTGCCAGTTGATGATTGGTCATCCTGCCAGTATGGGACATGGCATTGATGGACTGCAAAAGAATGGTCACATTCTTGTATGGTATGGGTTGAACTGGAGTCTTGATTTGTATGAACAGTTTAATGCACGAGTACGCCGCCAAGGTCAAGGTGCACCCGTAATGTGCCATAGGATTCTGATGCAGAACACATTAGACCAAGCGCAGTCATTAGCCTTGGATGAAAAGGCTACAACACAATCAGGACTGCGAACAGCAGTCAAACAGTATCGTCAATCAAAAGGAGTATGAAATGAGTTACGCAGAATACGAGATGAAAGTGGTTCAGTGGGGTGAAGCCCGAGGTATTGTGCAAAACGCTACAGCACAATCCCAAGCCATCAAGACACTAGAGGAAGTGACAGAGTTGTTCGATGCGCTAAACAAAGGCGACAGAGAAGCAACCAAGGATGCCATAGGTGACATTGTGGTAACGCTGATTATGGTGTGTGCAGTGCTTGACCTAGACTTGACGCAGTGCCTAGCTGGAGCCTATGACGAGATTAAAGATCGCAAAGGTTATTTGACAAAAGAAGGTATATTCGTTAAACAAGTGTGATACAATAGTGTCACATTAACACAAGGAGTAATTGTAATGTTTAGTGACACTATTAACTGGTTTCGTGGTTTGTTTGATGCACCAAGTGCAGAGGCTATTGCTTTACGTGAACTTGAAGAATGCAAGCGTGAATTGTTAAACGCTCACTCTAGCCGTGAATATGCTAATGCTATGTCTGAGTATTACCAGACCAAGATAACGCGCCTTAACGCTTATTTACACGATGCTACTGGTGAACCTAAATGACTCCAGTATCACATCGAATACGAAAAGTATTAGATCGTTACTCTGATGGGTTATCTGCACCAGAGATTGCAAAGATTTTAAATAGACGACCTACGATTGTTAGAGAATCATTAACCCGTATGCCAGATGTTTACATTGATCGTTGGGAACCAAATATTACACAATGGGTTGCTGTATGGTGTAGACATACACCACCAGCAAATGCAATTAAACCAGAAGTTTCCGTATGCACCGTTCCAACACGTTATTGAAACATTGTTGTAAATGTGAAACAAAAAGAGTACCAGAAGGTGGTATTTACCTAAGACCGACTAAATGGATATGTGCTACTTGTTGGTCAAGACAGAGCAAGGTAAACAATGCGAAAACGAAGCAAATACAAACCAAGAACGATAATTAATGACCCGATAGCTTATGCAATAGCAAGTGTTCAACCTGTAACCAAATACGGTAGTCACATACTAGATGTGAAAATAAAAAACCACGGTGCTATGAATGCGTTATTGTTTGGTAAAGCCACGGTCAACGACATGGACATATTAATTTGCATGGCTAATGTTTGTGAGGCATTGTATCGACTAGGGTTTGGACGTGATTACAAAGATGTAGTGAACGAAGGATTAGAAGCACTGTATCAAATAGGAACACGTGGTTATCCTACTCAAACGTTTGTGTGTAAGTTGCAAGAAGTGGCTAATATGAATGATTTAATGGAATTACACGATGCTCAAATGGACGTGATTACAGTACGTGATATGGAAAAAGCAATGGTGCTTGTACAGCACGAATTTAAACTGAGGAAAATGCGTAAGATAGGAGAAACAAAATGAACGAATGCTGTGATAACAACTGCAACCAAGGGCGCGATTGTCCATCTAAAGTTGCACCCGTTAAACTTAGCTATCCTAGATATGAAAATGATGATTATCACACCATGTGGCGTGATGATTTAAAAATCATAGCCCAAGGTGTAACGGCAATAATCATGCTAATGTTAGTCGGGTTGGTTGGTATTTTGGCGTTTATCATAAACTGACCAAGCTACACCTGCAAGCGTGGCAACAGCGCCAGCAAGGGCTTCTATACCTTCACCGCTAATGCCATAGCTTGCAAAGAAACCACCACCCAAAGCGGTTAATAGATGCCTTATCAAGGCTTGCATAAGTATTGGGTTCATGGGTACTTACTCCTGTTTAACTCAAAATGTGGTCCGTCGCGAAAACTTTTCCAATCGCCACCCCACACAATCGGCACGTTTAAATCAGTTGCTGCTTGCTTCACGGCTTTGGCTATCTTATGGTACAGAGGCCAATCCCATCTTACTTCTTTACCTACACATGCACCAAGGTCTACAGCATGACCAGTAATGTGCCTACTGTTCATTGTTTGGCTTGCACCAGCTTTTAACAGTTGCGCTTGACGTGCTTTTGAGCGTAGACCTTCAAGTACAACAAAGTCTATTTCAGATGATTGAATGGCAAGTTTAACCACGCACACTAGGTCAGGATGCACACCTTCAAGGTGATTAAGAGAACGAGTACTGAGTGTAAACATTACCCACCTTTGACATGGCTAACAATGAAACCGACAAACGCAGATATTGCACTAACCACGGTCATACCGAACCATAGTCCACCTTTACCTTTGTTAGCCAGCGCCAGCAGTTCCTCAATGCTATGTTCTAGTTTGTCAACCTTTTTGTCCATAGCTTGCACCTTTTCCCAAAGCACACCGTATTTAACGGGGTCAATCTGACCATCTTCGAAAGCCATTTCTACCTCGCCAAATTGTTTTGATTGGAATCAGTTTCAGGAACAACAACTAACCCTTTTGCTCCAGTTTGCGCTGTTTTTCTCACACCTTGTGCAATTTTACTTGGTTGAGTTTGAGCAATTGACTTTGCTTGTGCTTTAGACATCGCTGCTGCCGCTGTTTCAGGTGTTGCCAGTTCTTGTGCAAGTTGTATTGCTAGTTTTTTATCAAGTTTTCCCTCTACTTTAGAAAGAATCATGTTTGCAATTGACCATATTTGATTCAATGGGAACAAATGCGGCTTAGTTTCTTCACTGAACAATTTGCTTATGTTTGCTTGACCTTGGGTTGCTAGTTTTTCAAAACCTTCTTTAGTTTTAATTTGTCGCTGGATATCATCAACCACGGCTCGTACCTCTGGCAACCCTTGTGTTAGATTATTAATGTTTTGCTGTGTCACCATTGCATTAGCGGGGGGAACAGAACCTAATTTATTTCCGGTTTGTTCTATCATTTTTGTTAACTCTGCGGTTTCCTTAGCAGTGTTAAACACCGATTGAGCAGTTTTAGGATTATGTGCCCTAAGCACTTGCATAATTCCTCGCTCATTGTCAATAAGGTGTTTTAATGGATCAGTCGCGTTACCAGCATCTAACATGACACCACGTGCCAGTGACGATTTAGCAGGTGCATCCATTCGTTTTAACGCCTGACTTGCTACTTCTGGGTCTTTGACTACAGCGGCTCTTAGCTTGTCGGTTTGTCTAAAACCAAGGGTTGATGATGCCAGTTTTAATGCTTCATCCTCTGCTCTAAATGCTTCACTTACTTTACCTGGTATTGCTTTACCTTGTGCCGCTAGTTCTTCAACCTTACCCTTAAATGCTTCACTAAAGCCGCAGACGTATTTAAACCATCTAGGTTAAAGTATGGTGCTGTTGCTAAGGCATTGAATAACGACCCAGTGTTATTGCAACAAGCTAAAACACTACTTGAACAAGGTAAAACCGTTGATGAAGTTGCTGTAGCGTTAAACAGCAGCGGACTTGCTAAACTTTTTGAACAATCAAAAGGTGCGTCTAATGTTACTCGTGATTTATACAATAGTATTGACGCTGCGCTTTTAGAAACCCAAGCAAATAAACTTGCACAGGCACAGCGAAACGTTAACGCATTGACACAGCAAAACATACCAGTTGCCACTGCGTCACCTACTGCACCTCGCCGCGCAATCAAACAAGCTTTGGCAGGTGAAGCAGCAAAACTGGAAACAACTAAGTCTGCGTTAACTGGTCGTCTAACTGCACAGCAACAAGCGGAAGAAGCCGCACTGCAAGGTAGACAAACCGCCATGACTGGTCAGCTAACCGCGCAACAACAAGCGGAAGCTGCTCAAATACGTAAAGAGTTAATTGCGCTTGAAAGCCAAGCACCTGCTAGAACTATAAAACCAGCAGCAGACGCACAAGCAACTTCCGCTAAACCAGATGAACCAAAAGTTGACGCTAGACTTCCTGATACAGCGGTGGCTAAAAATGTTCCTGCGACAACATCAAGACCTGCGACTACCGGCGCTTCAGATCAAGGGATTGCGGCAGGATTACCTAGACCACCAGAATTTCCGTCGGCTGTTGCAACTACAGAAAAGTTGTTGGGGGATTACTTTAAGCGAAGTGCAGATACTGAGAAACAACTTGCGATAGACCTTAGTAAGAATCGCCTGCAAGGAAAAGCTTTTGAGGGGTATGAACAAACTCTTAAGAAAGAAGCTGAGCAAGCTGGCCTCGATAAAGATCAGGCCAAGTACATGGCTATGTTTAAAGCTGGTCTGGCTATGATGGCAGGCACGTCGCGCCATCCGTTAGAAAATATTGGTAAGGGCGCTATGGCTGGTGCTGTTGATTATCAAGAAGCCTACAAAGAACTACGCAAAGCTGAACGTGAACGTACCAAAGAGTTTGCACTTATCGAACAAGCCCGTCGTGCTGAAGAAAAAGGCGAGATTGATCTTAGTAGGCAACTTCTCATACGCGCAGCGGACGCACGAAATAGAAACGATCAGTTTGGTGTAAACGCACTTATGCAAGCAACGGGTCTGGATACAGATCGGTTGCTGGGCATTTGGAAGACGCGGTACTCAGGTGAGACCCAACTCAAGATTGCTGATAAGCGCACCGCTGCTCTTATGGCGCGAGGGGCTGGGCGTGGAGCACTTACCCCATATCAAATGGCGCAGCTTCGTAAAGAAGCACTAAAGAATGTTGATGAAAAACAAATTAGAGAATCGTTGGGTAAATCTAAAAAACTTTCTAAAACTCCAAAAGCTGGGGAAGATGCTAATTTTGATAAACAGGTATCAGAGGCTTACCAAAAGAAACTTAATGAGTACATGAACCAATTGATAGGGATTTCTGAAAATAATCCCTTTACAGGGTTTTCTATGGCAGGTATGGAAGATTAATTAAGGAAGTACCATGCCTATATACAAGGTACAAGCCCCTAACGGTAAGATATACCGTATTGAAGGCCCAGAGAACGCAGATAAAAAT